GTAGAATAGTAGGAAAGTGCATGATGGGATCGACTTCAAACGCCTTAGACAAAGGTGGGGGAAATTTTAAAAAACTATACAATGCTTCAGACGTTACCTCAAGAAATAAGAATGGACAAACAAAATCTGGTTTATATTCTCTTTTTATCCCAATGGAATGGAACTATGAAGGATTTATTGATGAGTACGGATATCCAGTCTTCGATAGTCCAGATAATGATGTACTCGGACCAGACGGTGAATTAATAGATGTAGGTATAATCGAGCACTGGAATAACGAGGCTGAAGGTTTAAAATCTGATAGTGATGGTTTAAATGAGTTTTATAGACAGTTTCCAAGAACAACAGAACATGCTTTTAGAGATGAGGCTAAGAATTCAATATTTAACTTAGTTAAGTTATATGAGCAGATAGATTACAATGAAGGCATAGGTAATTCATCAGTACTGTCAGTTGGTAATTTTCAATGGGTTAACGGAATAAAAGACACGCAAGTAATATTTTATCCAGATCCAAAAGGAAGATTTAAGGTAAGTTGGTTTCCACCTTCACACATACAAAACAAAATTGTTATAAAAAACGGTATTAAGTATCCTGCTAATGAGCACATGGGAGCTTTTGGTTGTGATAGTTACGATATTAGTGGAACAGTTGATGGAAAAGGATCTAATGGAGCTTTGCACGGGTTAACTAAGTTTTCAATGGAAGACGCACCACCTAACCACATGTTTTTAGAATATATATCTAGACCACCAACAGCAGATATATTCTTTGAAGATGTTTTAATGGCTTTGGTGTTTTATGGCATGCCGCTACTTTGTGAAAATAACAAACCTAGATTGTTGTACTACTTAAGAAGAAGAGGTTATAGAGGTTACTCTATGAATAGACCGGATAAAACTTGGAACAAGTTATCTATAACAGAGAAAGAAATAGGTGGGATACCTAACTCAAGTGAAGATATAAAGCAAGCTCACGCGGCTGCTATTGAGATGTATATACAAAATCACGTTGGTCATTTAAGTGATGGAATTTATGGAAACATATACTTTAACGAAACGTTAAATGACTGGGCTAGATTTGATATAAACAAAAGAACAAAGTTTGACGCATCTATAAGTTCTGGATTAGCTATAATGGCTTGTAATAGACACTTGTATGCACCAAACGCTAAGATAGAGAAGCAAAAGTTAAATATGAATATTGCGAGGTACACTAATACTGGAAACGCATCTAAAATAATAAAATAAAATATGGCAGAGTCTGTTATAAATAATTATTTTCCTAGTCAAGTCGTAAGCGATGCTGAGAAGCTAAGTTACGACTATGGGTTAAAAGTAGGTAAAGCTATTGAAACTGAATGGTTCAACAGAGACCGTGGTTACAATAGATACTCAACTAATCAAAACAACTTCCACAACTTAAGATTATACGCTAGTGGAAATCAATCAATTCAAAAATATAAAGATGAGTTATCTATAAACGGTGACTTAAGCTACTTAAACCTAGATTGGACACCAGTTCCTATTATACCTAAGTTTGTAGATATTGTTGTTAATGGTATTGCAGAGAGAATGTACGATATTAAAGCATACTCACAAGATCCTTATGGCGTAGCTAAAAGAACTGAGTATATGGAGTCTATACTTGGTGATATGCAAACAAAAGAAATGAATGATTTTGCTGCTGAAGCTTTTGGTATGAATCTTTACGAGAACGATCCAGAGACTTTACCAGAATCACAAGAAGAGTTAGATCTTCACATGCAGTTAACTTACAAACAATCTGTTGAAATAGCTGAAGAACAAGCTTTAAACGTGTTGATGGATGGTAATAATTACGAGTTAATTAAGAAAAGATTTTATAGAGATTTAACAGTGTTAGGTATTGGAGCTGTAAAAACAGGTTTTAACACTTCAGAAGGAGTTGTTATAGACTATGTTGATCCAGCTGATTTAGTTTACTCATATACTGAATCACCATACTTTGATGACATATACTACGTAGGTGAAGTTAAAACAATACCTGTAAATGAACTAGCCAAGCAATTTCCACACTTAACACAAAGTGATTTAGAAGAAGCCGTACAATACAAAGCTACTTATGCTAGCAACTCTTACAGCAACAATACTTCTAGAGAAGTTGATAACAACTCAGTTCAAGTTTTGTACTTCAACTACAAAAGTTACATGAACGAGGTTTATAAAATGAAAGAAACTGGATCTGGAGCTTTAAAAGCAATAGAAAAAGAAGACACATTTAATCCTCCTGCAGATAAAGAAGGTGGATACGAAAGACTACAAAGATCTATAGAGTGTTTATATGAAGGAGCTATGATACTTGGTACAAACAAGTTGATTAAATGGGAGATGGCAAAAAACATGATGCGTCCTAAAAGTGATTTTACTAAAGTAAAAATGAACTATTCTATAATAGCGCCTAGGATGTACAAAGGTAAAATAGATTCATTAGTAAAACGTATAACAGGTTTTGCTGATATGATACAGCTTACACACTTGAAGCTACAACAAGTAATGTCACGTATGGTTCCAGACGGAGTTTATTTAGACGCTGATGGTTTAGCTGAGGTTGATTTAGGTAACGGCACAAACTACAGTCCACAAGAAGCTTTAAACATGTTCTTCCAAACAGGTTCTGTTATCGGCAGATCGTTTACTTCTGAAGGTGATATGAATCCTGGTAAAGTACCTATTCAAGAAATAACATCTGGATCTGGAGGTAACAAAATGCAAGCGCTTATAGGTAATTACAATTACTACCTACAAATGATTAGAGATGTAACCGGTTTAAACGAAGCTAGAGATGGCTCTACTCCAGACGCTAAAGCTTTAGTTGGCGTTCAAAAAATGGCAGCAGCAAATTCTAACACAGCAACAAGACACATATTAAACGCTGGGTTGTTTTTAACATCTAGCGTTGCTGAATGTCTATCACTTAGAATATCTGATATTATAGAGTACTCTCCAACTAAAGACGCTTTTATACAACAAATAGGTGTGCACAACGTAGCTACGTTAGAGGAAATGTCTGAACTACACTTATATGACTTTGGTATATTTATAGAGCTAATGCCAGATGAAGAAGAAAAAGCTATGCTTGAAAACAACATACAAATGTCGTTACAGCAACAAGGTATTAATCTAGAAGACGCTATTGACGTTAGACAGATAAACAATGTTAAGTTAGCAAACCAAGTGTTAAAGTTACGTAGAAAACAAAAGGCAGAGCAAGACCAAGCTGCTCAACAACAAAACATGCAGATGCAAGCGCAGACTAATATGCAGACACAACAAGCTGCTGCTCAAATGGAAGTTCAAAAACAGCAAGCTTTATCGCAGGCTAATGCTCAGTTAGAACAGTTAAAGGCGCAGCTTGAATTACAGAAGATGCAGCAAGAAGTACAAGCGAAACAACAGCTTATGGCCGTAGAGTTCCAGTACAGCATGCAGTTAAAAGGTATGGAAGTAGAGACTACTAAAGGAAAAGAAAAACAAAAAGAAGATCGTAAAGACGAGAGGACTAGAATACAAGCTAGCCAACAGTCCGAATTAATAGAACAAAGAAAAGGTAACCAACCAGCTAAAAAGTTTGAATCATCAGGTAATGATATACTAGGTGGTAGAGGTCCTGCTGATATGTCTATGTTTGGACCGCAGTAAAATTATTAATTATTATTATATTATATTATGGAAGAAAACAAAGAAGATGTAGTTGAAGAAACTACACAAGATCAAACTGTAGAAACAGTTGATGAAAGTAAATTTGAATCTGCTGGTGACGACAGCGTTATCAAAGTAGATCTAAGTAAACTACCTACAGAAGAAAAAGCTACAGAAGAAGCTGTTGCAGAAGAAACACCTGTAGAAGAAGTTGTTGAAGAAGAACAACCAGAAGAAGAAGTTGAAACTCCAGTTGTTGAAGAAATCACTGAAGAAGTAGAAGAACTCGCGGAGCAGGTTGAAGAAGCGGTTGCAGAAGCTGAAGCTACTGGTAAGCCAATTCCAGAAAACATACAAAAGTTAATGGAGTTTATGGAGGAAACTGGAGGTGATTTACAAGATTACGTTAAGTTAAATCAAGATTACTCTGAACTAGACAACCACACTTTATTAAAAGAATACTACAAACAAACAAAACCTCATTTAGAAAACGAGGAAATAGACTTTATGATGGAAGACTATTTTTCTTACGACGAGGAAATAGATGATGATGTAGATATTAGAAGAAAAAAAATAGCCATGAAGGAGCAAGTTGCTCAGGCAAGGCAACACCTGGACGGTGCAAAGTCCAAATACTATGAAGATATCAAATATGGTTCTAAGCTCACGGGTGAGCAACAGAAAGCAGTTGATTTCTTTAACAGATACACAACGGAATCAAAAGAGCAGCAAAAAGTAGCAGACAAGCAACATAAGACGTTTTTAAATAAAACTAATAATTTTTTCAACAAAGAGTTCAAAGGTTTTGAATATAAAATTGGGGAAAAGAAATTTAGGTTTAACGTTAAAGACTCTGACGCCGTAAAGAATACTCAAAGCGACATTAACAATTTTGTCAAGAAGTTCTTGAACAAAAACAATGAAATGGAAGATGCTAAGGGTTATCATAAATCGATGTATACTGCTATGAATCCTGATAAAATTGCTAGTCACTTTTACGAACAAGGCAAGGCTGACGCTTTGAAAAATAGCGTAGCTAAATCTAAAAACATTAGTATGAATCCACGCCAACAACACGATGGTGTAATTGATGCTGGTGGAATTAAAGTAAGAGTACTTGGTAATAATTCTAATGATTTCAAATTTAAACTTAAAAATTAATAACAATTTAAAATTACAAAAAAATGGCAATTACTGCAAGAACGTCGTTTCAAGCTGCTCCAGTGCAGCAAATAACGTCGGATAATTATTTAGACATCCAAAATAACGGATGGGCACAGCAATACCTTCCAGACTTGATGGAAAAAGAAGCTGAAGTTTACGGAAAACGTACAATTTCAGGATTCTTAGGACAAGTAGGGGCGGAAGAAGCTATGTCAGCTGATCAAGTTGTTTGGTCAGAACAAGGTAGGTTACACTTATCTTATAAAGGTGCAATACACGATGCTTCGGCTAGTCAAGTTGATGTCTCTCATGATATTGATGGTGTAGCTTTAACAACTACTCATGGTATTAGAGTTGGTGATCAAGTTTTAATCGCTGGTGGTGGACAAACTGTTACTGCTTTGGTAACTGTGGCTGCGGCTGGTAACGCTAGATTTACAGCTTTACCTTACGGTGGTGCTCACTTAAGTGACATGAACTTTGCTGATGGTGATGATGATGTTAGAATATTAGTATTTGGTTCTGAAAATTCAAAAGGAACTGAGTACTCTGGCGCTAGATCTGTTAAGCCTTCTTTCACTACTTTTACTAACAAGCCAATTATTCTTAAAGATCAGTACGAAGTTTCAGGTTCTGACGCTTCTCAAGTTGGTTGGGTTGAAGTTACAGGTGAAGATGGTCAAAACGGATACTTATGGTACATGAAGGCTGAAGGTGAAACTAGATCAAGATTTGGAGATTACTTAGAAATGAGTATGATTGAGTCTGAAAAAGCTGCTGATGCTTCTACTATTTTAGGTGGTGCAAACGGACTAGTTGGTACACAAGGTTTATTTGCTGCTATTAAAGATAGAGGTCACCAAACTTCTGGTGTTACTGGTGTTAACGCTGCTACTGATTTAGCTGAGTTTGACGCTATTTTAGCAGAATTTGATA